CAAGTGACGTATTAACCCTCGTCAGGCTATCAGCGTATCTGAGTCACCGCTGAGCTCAACAATTAAGTTAAATATATTTTTTTAGGCCATCAATGTGGGAGTTATAGGTTATGATTACGACACCTACAACACTTCCGGCCCCGGTTCAGCAAACTATGGATGACATCTTGTTATCGGTAAGAACACCAAATCTTATCTATAAACTCGGTGCAGAAATGAAACGTTTGCCAGCTAAGGGTGGAAGAACATTACGCATGTCGCGTTATGATAGACTTCCAACGGCACCAGTTCCGTTGGGTCCATCCGGAGCTACACCTCCAGCGACACCTTTAAATCGTGTTGATATTGACGCTACTATGTCATTTTATGGTTTGTACGTAGCAATCAACCAGCAAGTTACTCTTCAAAATCAAGATCCAGTGTTGAACGAAACAGCTGAATTATTAGGTCTGTCTTTACGTATGACTGAAGATCAGCTTACTCGTGATATGTTAGCTTCGACAGCTACTATATACAATTGCACTGGTGGTAATAATGGTGATGTTCCTTCTAATTTATCTGTTGCAGATATCGATGAAGTAACTTCGACATTGTTAACAAACGATGCGTGGATGATGCTTAGAAATCAAGAAGGCGAAGATAAGTTTGGTACCGGACCAGTTCGTGATGCATTCCTTGGATTAGCATCTACTCGTCTACAACCAGACTTAAATTCATTGAATGGTTTCTTACCAAAATGGAACTATCCTCAAACTCGTGAATATTTACAACGTTCAGAGTGGGGTGCGGTTAATAACGTGCGCTTTATGTTATCGTCACAAGGTTCTGTGACACCTAACGCTTCTTTACTTGGTAATGACGTATTTAACGTGATTATTCAAGGTCTTGAAGCATTGGCTTGCGTAGAGCAAGATAACTACTCTGCACGCTTTTTATATCGACCACCGGTATTCTCTGATCCGTTGTTCCAAAATGTAACTTTAGGCTACGTTTTTGCTGAAGTGCCTAGAATTCTTGCCGATTATTGGATAACCAATATGCGCTGCACAAAACGTTAAGGAGTAACCAATGAGCGTTGCATTTACAGGTACGTTTCAAGGTTCGTTTATTTCAAACGGTGTAGCTAGATTTATTCCATTACCGACTGATGTTGATTACATGTACGTTAAAAATCGTACGGTATCATATGCTGCTGGTGCTGGAACCGGTGCTGAATTCTTTTGGCAACGTGGTATGACTGATGGTCGTGGGACTATCTATACTAAAACAGCTGCAACTAATGCTCTTACTGTTGGACAAATAGTTGCCAACACAGGCTTTTATTTAACCGATCAATCATTACAGGTATCAGGTCCAGTATTAACACTTACTGCAATTGCTACTGGAGCATCACCTGTTGTTTCTACAACTACCACAGCATCATTAAATAATGGCGATGTGGTTCGTATATTTAATACGACAGGCGCACAACAATTAGGTGGCCTAGACTTTACAATTGGCTCTATAGTTGCGGGTACAAGTTTTACACTTGCATTTATGAGATCAATAGTTGCTGGTACTGGCGGTACATTCCGTAAGATTCCATCTAATCCAATATTTTATCCAAGACGTAGATTTATAACCAAGATATCAAACGCAACACAAGCACTTGTTACCTTGTCTGTGACTCATGGCTATGTTATTGGCCAAAAGATTCGTTTTATCATTCCAGTAGCTACTGCTATTGCGTATGGCATGACTGAATTAAATGGTGTAGACGCTACAATCATTGCTATCGGCGTTGCTGATGTCGATGGTGTTACTAATACCATTACCGTTGATATTGATACAAGTGGCTTTACTGCATTTGCATTCCCATTAACTGTTGATGTAGGATTCACTCCTGCACAAGTCATACCAGTTGGTGAAAATACTGCTTATGCATTGAACCCGGTATTTATGACTCCACCTATTGTGGTACAAGACATTCTATCTGATGCAACAGTGAACACAGCTCAATTTGGCATGTTGTTAATGGCTGGTACGGGTTCTCCGGCCGGTGTTAACCTTGACGTGATTGACTGGATAGCTGGTAAATCGTGGAATATATAGTTAAGAACTATAAGGGGCAGATATCTGCCCCTATTTTATAAAGGACATAAGCATGGCACAAAAACAACTTACTAAGGCAGACATTAAAAAGATGTCTACTGATGAGTTATATAGATACGTACAAAAGCTTAAAGATAGAGCTGCTGAGCCGGTAACGGGAATATTTAAGAACAATGAAGCACGCGGTGGATCAGTTCGCTTTAACTATAAGATGTGGGATGGTGATGATTTTACCAAGGACTACGAATTAATTGATGGTGAGCGGTATACTATCCCTCGTGGCGTAGCACAGCATTTGAATAACAATTGTTTTTATTATGAATATAAGCATTTACCACGTGAAGATGGTGAGGCTGGTGTTCGTGGTGCTTCTAATTATACGGGGCGTATTAGAGCAGAAGATATGACTCAAAAGCGAAAAATACATAGATATGAATTTAGATCGCTTGAGTTTATGGATGAAGATTTGGATATGTATCCAGCTAAATTGGTAGAAGTACAAAGCGCTTTAAAGTAAGAGGTTAGTATGTCAATCGAGGTTCTACAATTTCCTACTTATCAACCGGCAATGCGGATCGTTACTGATATTACTAGGAGCTTTCCTGCTATTGTTACTACTACGTTTGATAATCAATACTTATCAGGGACTATTGTTCGATTGTATATACCCCTTTATTTTGGCATGCAACAAATTAATCAATTGTCTGGGACAATAACGGTCATTAATCCGACTCAATTTTCTATTGATATTAATTCGACTGATTTTGATTTGTTTTTTGTCCCTGCTCCGTTATTAGGTCAATTACCACCGGGAGCTCAGACGCAATATGCACAGGTTGTACCGGTTGGTGAAATTAGTTCTATGTTAGAAGCAGCAACGGTAAATGTATTACCATATCCGTTACGATATCCACGTAGTTAATAATAGCTTTTTAAATATTTATTTTGTTAGTCTGTGGTCTAATTGTAAAGGTATCTATATGACTAAAAAATTAAAAATAGTATGTAAAATGTTAGTACCTGACGGTCAAGCCACAATAGTAGCACTTGCTGATGGAACTGATCAAGACGGGTATGATATCACCCCGGTTATTGATAATATTTATCGTACTTATACAGATTATAAGATTGAGATGAGGGTATACCTGCCACAAGAGGATATGCCACTACTGAGGAGTGAAGATGGCATTACCGTTATCTAATTTAGATGCTATACGCATTAAAGTTCGACGATTAACACGTACACCTAACATTTCTCAAATGGCTGATGTAACTCTTGATGATTATATTAATACTTTTATTCTGTATGATTTTCCTGAGAATCTTAGATTATTCTCATTACGAACCTTATTTACATTTTGGACTATCCCTAATGTGGATGAATATAAAACGACTTTTACAGATCCTACTGATCCGTTTTTCAACTTTAGGAATAAATACATATCTATCCACCCTCCGGTGTATATGGCGGGTGTACAGTCCTTTTATACAGAATTGCGCGATGTATTTTATGGATTTTATCCACAAACTAATTCAATAATTGATACTTTATTACGCGGTGATGGTTCAGCAGGTCCTTTTATAGGTACAACGCCTCATTTTATTCTGCAACATAGTGTTAGTTTTAGTACATTAGATACTTCGAATAATTCAATGGTCTTAGTTGATTATCCAGTAAATAGAGAACTGGGTGCTTTAGGTAGGCCTAATGAACCACAAGTTTTACCATCACCTTACGGTCAGATAAATTATTTGAACGGTGATTATACAGTTATATTTCCAAATGTAACCAAGCTACTAGAGCCTATTACATTTGAAGCAATATTATATCAACCGGGCAAACCACTTGCTGCGTTGTTTTATGATGAGAAATTTACAATAAGACCTGTGCCTGATAAATCGTACAAAGTTACCTTTGAAGCGTTTATAAGACCAACAGAACTTTTAGCTGCTAATGAAGAGCCGTATTTATCACAATGGTGGCAATATATAGCTTTTGGTACCGCTGTTAAAATTTTATTTGATCGTATGGATACAGAATCAGTCAATTTACTTATGCCAGAATTCAAACATCAAGAGATGCTTGTTCAACGGTCTACTTTGATGCAGGCAACTAATAATCGCACACAAACTATATACACCCAAGGTAAAACCTATGGCTGGGGCGGTTGGTGGAGTTCAGGTTGGCCATACTAATTAGGGAGAAAATATGCCATTAACATTAGTTCCTCAAGCGGGTCAGACGTTAAACGTTACGCAGAACCCAATATTACAAAACTTTACTATTCTTAATGCTCTTGGGCTGGGAGATGGTGCATACTTGCCATTTACACTTGGTACACCGCCTAATACTGCAGCAAATCAATGGGCAATATTTACCAAAACTGGCACCATTTCAGGAACTCCTGAATTAGCATTACGAAGACCAGGGACAGTTGGTCCCACAGCAGGTGTCTTTACTATTACTGAAGCTGGATTAGTGGGTAATGCCGGATGGACTCGGTTGCCTTCAGGTATACTGATTAAATGGGGAAAAACCTCGGGGACTGCTTATGGTTCATTTGTTTTTCCAACAGTAAGACCAATAACATTAGAGCCTATACCACCATTTGTTTCAGTTTTTGATGTATATTTAGGTACTACCAATGCAGGCATTACAGATACTAATACATTTGTTAGACAGGCTGGATTCACCGGCACTCAATTTAACTTCTATGCTTCAGCTCGTACTACAGTAACTAATGCTCTAGTAAATTTTAGTTATCTAGCTATCGGATTGGGCTAATACTATGCCGATTGATCGTTTTCTTATAGCTCCTTTTGACGCAGAATCAGGTCAACAGACAGATGTTAAACCTTGGCTCATAACAGACTCAGCATTTGAAAAGTTAGAAAATGCATATGTCTTTAGAGGACGTGTACGAAAGCGACCAGGATCGCGCTGGTTAAACGATGATAAATACGGTACTAGATTTAGAATAGCTATAGGAACTACTGATGTTGCTGGTAATTTTGCCGGTACAGTACCGGTTAATACTATAACATTATTGCCCATAGCAGCACCTACAATTGGCCAGATGTTTTCGGTAAGCTCAGAATCATTTACGGTAAATGTTCTTGGACTACCAGCTAATTTATTAAGATCTGATCAAATTGTAGCAACAGCTAGTTTTAATACAACGACAGGTGCTGTTGTTATTAATGGTGCTACGCCTTTGACGATTGTATATTATTACCCAGCTTTACCAGTAATGGGTCTGATATCTTATGAACGCTCTACGGTTAATGATGAACCGCTTATTGGATTTGATACTCGATTTGCTTACCAATATTTAAATGGTTGGGAACGATTAAATCTTGAAACTACCCCAAATGCATCTTATTGGCTTGGTAGTGATTCACAATTCTTTTGGGGTGTTACTTGGACTGGAACTAATGCGGCTGATAAAGTACTTTTTGTAACAAATTTTAATGAAAATGAATATGTTGCAGTCAATCATCCATTTAATTTACGGTATATGTTACCCGGCTTGTTTTGGACTAACTTCAGACCAGCAATAAGTGCTACTGAATTTCTTAATGCTGCTCGATTAGTAGTAGTATTTAAAAATAGATTATTATATTTCAATACTTGGGAAGGCGTAGTTGGTGATTTTGTGGGTATTAATTACTCAAACCGAGTGCGTTATTCTCA